CTAGTTTAATGTTTGATAATCTTATTTTAGCATTTCTTAATTTAGCACTTTTTTCTTTTCTAAGTCTTTGTACTATATATTCTGGTTGATTAATTCTAGTTGAGATCAAAGCGTGTAAGATATAAGCATACATAGCTTCTTCAGCTAGTTTTGGTACTCTACTATCTAAGTCATAAGCTAAACCATCAGATATATATTCTAAAACTATAAGCTTATCAACTAGATTACTAGAAAAAGATATTTTACCTTCTCTTTCGTTCATATTAAACCATCCATTTATTTGAGAGTACTGAGGATCTAAGCCATACATTTGGCCATAACCAGAACCTATAGTATTACCTAAGTCATCCCAGTTGTAAGCCCACATGTCATTTGTAAAATCATTTGTGAAGTTACCGTTTATAAATTGTTGATTTGCTTTATGCCATCTTTCTTGAGTAATTGAAGTACCTTCTACATCATTACCAAAATTATCTTGAGTAGGTATACCAGCCGAGTCTTGAGTTTGAGTATAAAAAGGACTAGTAGTAAGATTGTTTGTAGGATAAATAGGATGTTTAACACCTAGTGGGTCTATCCAAGACATTTTAACGTAGTTAACAAAATCTTGAGGTAATACTAATGTTAAACTAGCTGGCACTGTTAACTCAGCTGATTTTATACTTTTTAATGTATCATAACTAAACTCTTGCATAGCGCGTTTAGCGTGAAATATTATGTCTGTTCTTTTAGCATTAGGTATTAATTTACCTTGACCAACATAACCTACAGTAAAGTTATTTATTATATCGTTTAATTTAGTGTATTGATAGCTTCCGTAGTTATCTTCTACAGTTTCACCATAAGCTTTTTCAGCTTCAGTGTTACCATATTTACCACCTGTTAATATCGTTAATTGAACAACAACATATGCGTTAGCACTCGGCGCAGCGTCTAATTGTATAGTTCTACCGTCGCTACCCACAGACATACTTGTAACCCACTCAGACCAAGAACCAGGTATACCTGAAGGACTTGTATATACTTTAAAGTTGTTTAAACCATAATTTAAATTTACTGGATTCCAGTCACCTAAAATTAGTTCAGTATCAAAATCTGTTATAAACTTTTGATTAACACCTGCTGCCGCTGCTCTAAATCCTTGTGATCCTTGATAATACTGTTGAGCATTTTCAGTTACTAATCCATTGCTTGCTGGTTGTATTGCCATATCTTATTAATTTCTTTCGTTTTGAGCCTCTTGAGCTATTTCACTAGCAGCTGCTTGAACTATTGCTTGATCTTTTATTACTATACCAGCGTACAATAGTATTTGTATTATTACATTTACTTGCTCTGTTACATCTAGTTCAAAATTAACAGATGTTGCTGGATCCCATACATAATAACCTGATGAAGAGTCAAAGTTCCAACTAGGATCTGCAGGTTTTTTAATATAAGTAGCTTGAACTTGATCGCTTATTGATTGAGGATATATAATTACTTTGTTTTCTTCAAACAGATAAACAGGGAACTGTTCTACTGGTTTACTTATAGGAGATATGTTTAGCATAGCTAATTCATTTCTTTGAACTGGCTCAACAAGTCTATCATCTCTATATAAAACGCTTCCTAATTTATAAAAATCTTGTGGAAACAAAGTTACAACTATATTATTAGCAGCGCCTGTAGGTAAAGATCCAGCTGTTAAGCTAAATATACCACCAGCTATTGAAAAGTTAGTATAAGCAACACCTAAATAAGTGACTACTACTGTACTTTCTTCTACTTGGCTTTGTGTTATTGTTGTTAAAGGAAATGTTATTTGATTTGTTACAGTGGATATTAATTGTGTTCCACTAGCTGCACCGGAAGATGTGGGCAGCGTAAAAAAAGCTGGAGTTGTACCAACTGCAGCATTATAAGTACAAGGACCTATTTTTTTAAAAACATCTAGTCTCTCTTGTACTGTTTTATAACGATTGCCATATTCGCTTTCGTTTTGTGACACACGTAGTTGTTGATTTAAAGTTTCAAAATAAGTATCTATTATATCAAGTTGAACTTGTGTAGCTAACTTATTAAACTCATTAGGTGTTAAATAACCTCTTTGTTCTTTATTTATTATCAACAAGACTGTTTTATAAACTTGATCTACGTTTATTGCCATTTTAATTTATTTATTATAATATGGGCCCGAGTGAACGAGCCCTATATTAATATTACATGTTATTTAAGTTTTTTCTCGATAGACTTAAATATTTCAACACCTTCGTCTGTTTTCAAGAAAGCGGCAAATGCTGAGTAAGGATTCTCTTCAAAAGGAACCGTCATTAGTTTTTTACCGTTTGATGCCCACGTGAATGAGCGTTGATCTGGAGATAGCTTAATAATGTTAGCTTCAGTTGCTTTTATTCCTAAGTTTCTAAGCTGCACATTATCATCTTTAGCTAATTCTACAAATAAAACTGGATTCTTTTTAGCAAACATTAATAAGTCTCTTTTTACTTCTTTAGAGCTTAACTCGTTTACTTTAGATCCAACTTCAACTCTTAGTATTGCCTCACACTGATCAATGTCTAAAGACAAAGCCATGTTCATAGCTTCTATCTCGTACTCTAGATCGTGTAGTTCTTCTTTAGCAATCTGCTGAGGTTTTAATTCTTTATATAAGTGATTTCTTGATGGGTGATACAAAGAAAGCATTTTTTGTAATGCTTGATATCTTTTTTCTACTCTTAAGATACCATTTTTAAATGTAATGTGACCCATTGTTGATTCACCTTTTTGTTCATCTACAAATGATGAAGCTTGATTAGTAGCGTATTTTAACTCTCTTTGAGAACCTAGTTCTTCGTCAAACCACAATAAAGGATGTTTTGTTGTGTGTTTACTTGGTAACGTAAGTGTTAAAGGAGTTTTACTACCTGTTAGATAATAGTTTCTATCTTTTATTTCCCAACCATCTGGTTGAGTTATTTTTTGTTTTGCCATGATATAATATAATTAAATAATTTATAAGAGTAATAATTACCCCCGTAGTTACAACGAGGGTAAGAATTACATTTGTTGAATCAATTAGATTCCTTTGAATAATACGAAGTTATTCGCAGCTTGAGTTACTAAACATCTTTCTGATAAGAAGTTTACTTCCATTGCATCTAAAGATGAAGTGAAAGCACCACCTACAGAACCAGTTAACCAAGACTTCATTCGTCTGTCATCAGCTTGTGAAGCTCTATAACGTACGTGTAAGAATGGTCTTCTAATGTTTGTTCCTAAGATTTGATCGTATACTGTAGAAGTTCCAGCTGGTACTAATACACCTTCAATAGATGCAGGTCCAACTAATCCTCCACGAGTAGAAGCGTCGTTTAAGTATTTCCAGTCAGTTTTGTAGAAGTCATAAGAACCTCTTCTGAAACCAGAGAAACCTAAATTTAACGCCATTTCCTCAGAATTTTCAAATAATCCAAAAGCAGTACCTCCAGCGAATCCACCAGAAATAGAAGCTAACATATCGTCAAAATCAAGAGCAGTAGATCTGTTCAAGAATAACATGTTTTCTTCGATAGCTCCTTGAGTATCTAAATTCTTTAGTATAGCATCAAAAGCGTCTAACCCAGCAGCAGCAGTAAAGCCTACTTCTACGTTACCTCTATCTTGGATAGCAGCAAATAAACCTTGAGTACCACCTTGAGCAGCAGGTACAACACCAGCTGAATTAAGTTCACCTTCAACCATTGCCATTTCTAAGTAATCTTCAAATCTAAGTCTTGTTTCAGACTCAGCTTTTAAATACCATAAGTATCCACCAGTTCCATCTTCAGTAGCAACTTCTACCCAACCGATCTGAGCAGTGTCAGAACCGTTAACAGTATATTGGCTTCTAATGATTATTGGAGAATTTACAAACGTACTAAATGCAGGATCCACAGTTACCATAGGATTAGCATTTTGATTAATAGCGTTTGCTCCAGATACAGCATTAACAGTAGAACTTCCTTTTTGGAAATCAGAACCATAAACAAATATCTTTACTGTTCCAGCTAAACCATTTAGGTTAGCTACAGTGTAAGGTTGAATTGTTAATTGCCCTGGGTTACCAGCAGCACCAGCAGCACCTGTGTCAGAAGCAGTTACTAAACATTTTGCTTCACCACCGAAATCATCCATTACAACAATTGTTGCGCCTGGAGAGATTACGTTTAATATTGGCACAGCAGCATTAGCAGCTGTAACAGGTATTGTTAATACTAGACCACCACCACTTATTACTACGTTTTCGTAAGAGATGTGTAATCTATTTTGTTCAGACCAAATTACTTGATCAGATGTCATTGGCATTTCTGCGCCAACCATTCTTAAGAAACCAGATAAAGTTCTGTTTCCATATCTTTCTACTTCTGCTTCGTAAAGCTCTGGTAAATATTGTTGTGAAAAATTCACACCATTTGCTCCAGCAAAGTTTAAGTAGTTACTAGCCAACGTTTGTTGACTTTGACTTGGTATAATACTACCAAATTGAGGACTTAAAGCCATAATTTTTTAATTTTTTAGTTAAATTTTTTTGTTTTTATTTTTAATTTTGTTGAGTCTAATCCACTAATTGCTTTTACTTTTAATCCGTTAATAAAGACGTTTCCATCGGCAACCTGCCTAGGTCCATCTTGTGAAGGGTTTTTAGAACTGCTTATGATATTTTTAATACCATCAGCTTTTCCTTGCTCGTAAAAATGATGAGCGATTTTATCAGCATTCATAGCAGCGTACATTGCTTTATGATAACCCGCAGGATCAACTATACTTCCACTTTCATCAGTATATTTACTAACAAAGTTTTGTACATCAACCTGTGATTCACCTACTTTACCTGGATCTTTAATACCGTATCTAAATTTTTTATCCCCAACGTTGAAATCAAAACCTTTGAATTCGTTGCTAAATAATTTTTTAGTGCGATCTCTGAAATCACCATGTAATTTTGTAGCATTTTCTTGCTGCTGCTTGTATTGGTCGTAAAAGCTTAGTGCTTCTTGTTGTTCTTGAGTAACGCCCGGTCTCAACTTGATCTCGTCGTAGTATTTACTCTTTGAACTTTCAAGAAACTTTTTAGCATTTGCAACTTCTTCCTTAAACGCAAGTTTCTTCTTACGTATTTCTCTTGGCTCATCAACATCTTCGTCAAAATCAAAATTGTCTTCCATAAGAAAGCTAATTTCTTCTTGATCTAAATGTGGTTTTGCCTTTGTGTAATATTCTCTTAAAACATCTTTAGAACTGTAATTACTGTAGTCTTTATTTAAAGCAACGTAATCTTGAACAGTACCACCAGTTTCCTCCATAAATGAAACTAATTTTTCTATGTTTTCTGGCAAAGGTCTTCCTAAAACTTTTTCATCTCTTTTAGCCTCTTTAACCTCTTTAGTTATTTCCTCTACTTCTTGTTCTTCTTCAGTTATTTCTTGGATCGGGATAACTTCTTCAATAGCTTCGCTGGACTCTGGTACTTGTTTGTCCACTCCAGAGCTATCTCCGGTTTGTTCGCCCACATCCAACGTCTCTGTTTCTCCGATTTGAATGGCATTGTCTTCAGTTTTTAACGCTTCGGATGGTATATCTACCTTTATTACATCTGGTATAACTTCTCCTTGAGCTTCTGGTTTAGTAAGATCTACTTTTATTAAGTTGTCTTTACCTTGATTTCCTAAATTTTTAGGTTTCTTTTTTTTGATTTTAAACTCACCTTCTTGCTTGACAGGTTCATTTACTTTTGTTTCTTCTGACATGATAAAATATTATATAATTATTAAATAGTTAACTAGGCGGCATCATATTTTGTAAACCAAACGTGCCTAGTTGTGATGAGTCTCCACCCTCAAAATCGACTGGAGCTGAATCATTTTGTCGTTGATTTATTAATTGACTTTGTTGAGTTCCTTGTAATTTAACTCGTTTGTCTTTTCTATCTTCTATTTCTTTTTCTTTACTACTTTCAACACCTAGCTTTATTTGCGCTAGTTGTTTTTGATATTCAAACTCTTGAGCCATCAACTGTTGTTTAACAGTTAATTCTGTTTGCATACGTTGTATTTCAAACTGAGACTTAGCTTGTTCAACTTGAACTTTTGACTCTGTCATAGCTTGATTCTTTTGAACCTCAGCCATAGCAGCTGCTTCTGAAGCTTTGGCATTTGCTTGTGCTTGTGCATCAATCATTTGCTTTTGTTGAGCTTGATCTCTTTTTATTTTCTTTTTTCTTTTTTGTTTTAATAACTGATTAGCTAGTTTAAGATTTTTTATTTGTCTTATATCTATAGCGTCTTCAAGATCAATACCGTTATTCTTTAAAGCTATTTGTATGTTTTGCTCTAACTGAGCTTTTTCTTCTTCATCAGGTTCTAACTCTAAATATATACCAAAGTCATGTAAATTTAAATTAGATATTTCACCTAAAGTTTGAGCATTATAAAGAGATATACTTTCTATTAAAGCATTTTTAGTTAATGGAAAAGCTAATACATCAGCAATTTTTAAAGATATGTTTTCACATATTCTAAGAGCTAAATATAAGCTAGCTTGATTAATATGTTTTGTAGCTATATTAGATTGATTAGCTGCCATTTTAGCTATACCTACTAAAGAGTCTTTGTCTTGCATACTACCATCGCGAGCTTCATTAAGACCTGTTACATCACGTATCATTTGCAAATAGTAGTTGTAAGTTTGTATTAAACTTTGTAGCTTAGCGCCACTAGCTGATGATGTTAATTCTTGAATAGGTACTTTACCTCTATTAAGTTCACCATCTTGAGTAAGTGATCTACCAACTATAGAACCAGTTTGAAAGTACATGTTAAGTGCTTCTGCTGGATTATAATTTGTACCATTACCTAGATCAACTTCAGCTAAACCATCCATATCTAAAAATACACCATCAGGTACCATCCTAGATAATACTTGCTGCATTTTCAAATGAGTTATTTGAATCATATCAGCAAAACCAGTTATTTTACTAACTAATGATTCTATTCTACCTTTGTACATTCTTGGAGCACAAAGAGCATAATTCATTTCAACTTTAGTACTATCAGAAGCTGGTCTAGTCATGTTTTGAGCTAACTCCCACTTTAACATAGTATTTGTACCTAATACTTTTGCACCACTATACAATACCTCTATACTTCTAGAAACTCTATCGTAAGTGTCTGCAGGTGGTGGATTAAACTCATCTGTTTTTTGTATTACTTTCTCTAAACCATTATCAGTTTGTTTTAACTTAAATACTTGGTTCATGTATGTCTTGTATTCAAAGTATAATATTTGAACAGTATTAGCATCGTAATTACCCCAACCAGTTATATACTGCCTATTGCCAGGCATTTTTTGTATTCTCTCTAGCTCTTCTTCACTAATTTGCGGAAACTGTTTTTTAAGTTCCGGTATAGTTATAGATTTAACTTCACCAACATAGTATATGTCTTCAAAATTAGGATCTTCTGTATATGAATATATAACGTGAGCAGGATCTACGTAGTCTATAGTAACTCCATTGGATTTATTAAAATTAGTTTTAGCGCAAGCTATACCACAAACAACTAAGTCTTCATTTAATCTACGTTTAGTTAATTCCCATCTGTTTTTAGCTAATGTAGTTGATATAGCCTCTTCCTCTGCTATTTCAATAGACTGCTTATAACTTAACTGCATATGTAACTCAAGCTCTTCTTTTGTTTGAGGTAACATAGGAGGAGGTATATTAGATTGTGAAGCATCAATACCTAGTGTTTTTTGTGCTAATTCTATTTGTTCTCTAGCAAACATATCTTCTGCTATAGCTGTAGCGTAATCAGTTCTTTTCTTTACAGATTCTGGATCTTGAGAGTAGGCCTTAATATCAAACTCTTTTTGTGATATACCGTTTACAACTATATTAACAAACTTAGATATAACAGGTACAGGTTTCCAGTCTAAATTTAAATAAGACAAATCACCATTAATAGATAATTCATCTTTGTATTTCTGAACAGACTGTTCTCCTCTTGCGTATAATCTTAAGTTGTGAAAATTATTCCAACTAGTCAAGTATCTATTACCGTTAGTTCTACCTTGATCGAACCATTCAGTTTCAATAGCGGATGCTACTTGAGATCCATACTCCCATGAAGCTTTTTCTGCGTCCGGTACTACCTGACTTGGAAAAGCGCTATTTGAATTAGTATATATTTTCATTTATTCAATTATTTTTGACAATGTACCTTTGTTGTTATATTTTTTAAAACCTAAATCATAGACTTTCTTTTGAATTATAGGGTTTGGCCTATACTTGTTTTTATTACAAGCCATTATAGCTAAACCAGAACTAATCGATGCATCGTGTGATGTTCTATTATTTATATTAAACTTAGCCCAATCTTCTAAAGTTCTTTGAAAATATACGTCGCCATAATTTCCATCTTCTTTTAAACCAACATATTCTTCTATATAAGATTCTATAGCTGCAGCGTGTGCTTGTTTTATATCTTCACTAGAGTTAGGTATTCCACCTATTTCTCTTTCTGTTGTAGATAATTTATTATATTTTTTATCAGGTCTATTTATAGAATAACCTCTATAGCCTCTACGTTTAAAATAATATAGTAATCTTGGTTTATTATTTTCTGCTAATATTGGCATACCATAAAACACGCAAGCCATTAAAACATCTTCAAAAAATATTTCAGCTGTTTGTGGGCGAGCGATATATTCTAAGAAAAAGTGATTTGGTGGCACATTATCCATGCTAAACTTAGTTAAACCTGTTAAAGCACCGTTAGAGCCTCTTCTATCTACAGTTCCTGATATATCATAACTATCACATCCAAAAGCGCCAGTATGTTCGTTACCAGGCCATTTTAATCCGTTTTTAATAATTACATTATTTTGCATTTCTACAGGTGGTATCCAAGATACAAAAAACCTACCTTGTTTACTTGGCATGAAAATAACTTTTGTATCTTTAACACCATTAACCCATTGGAATCCACCTTGAGTTATAATACCGCTGTTTTTTAAATCAGCATTCCAGTCTATTTGCTGGTATATCTTAGTTAGGTTAAACAAAGAAGATTTAGCTTCATCTCTGAAAGCATGTTCTTCAGTTCTTGGAAACTGACGATAAAATTCATTTAAACCGTCTTGATCTTCTTTTAAACCATTTACTTCATTTTGCCAATACTCTATTACACCTATTTTTATTTTTGTGCCATGAGGGTCTTCAACTGGTTCTTTTGGCGTGTTGAATACAGGTACGCCATAAGCATCAATGTATCCTTCGTAGTTCCATTCCATAGGTATGAACAAACTATATAGTCCCGAGCTAGTCTGTCCATTGGCGTTTCTTTTTGTAACATCTGAACTATTATATAATTTTTTAAAATTATCTCCTCCTTTATCTAAAGCGTTTGATGTACTTCCCATCATACACTTACCAATAACTTTACTACCTAGTCTAAGTGTTGTTTTTGTAACACGCCAATTATTAAGAATATTATTTGGTCTCTCCCATTTACCACTTTCATCGTGTACTAATAACTTAAGTTTTTCATCATCATAACTGTTGTCTCCTGTGTTTTTCCAATCAATTGTAGTGTCAAGACCGGTAATTTCTTTAAGTGTTTCGTTGGAGTCAAGCTTTCTACGAGTGAATTTAGAAGCAGGTACTCTGTACGCAAGTTCTGTTTTTGGCCTATCCATACCATCTTGGATTGGTTTGAAGAAGAACGGGTAATTAACGGATATAGGTACAACCTTGTCGGTGAACATTTTTTTTGCATCGGGGCCAGATTTGGACAAAATCCCAAACCGTGAATCCGTTGATATTGTCGCCATGTTGACACATTCTCCAGAGGCCATGAATGAAAATCCAGAACGTCTGTTCTTGAGGTAGCACATACCATAAGACCTGGCATCAGCTTTACATGCTTCCCAGAAGATGTAGAATAATCTATTTGCTTCTCTAAAATCTGGTTTCCCAACATCAATCTTGGACCACTGCAGGTACATGTAATGAGTACCAGTAATATAGGTAGAAACATTTTTGTTATAAAACCAAAAACCTTCTTCTCTATAACCAAACTCCTTATCAATGTACTCATACCACTCTTCTTTAAAATCAACTGGATATTCTTCCCAATCAAATATTGTCTTTATTTTACTTAAAGCTTTTGGAAGTTGAATTCTTTCAAATGTTCTTGAATCAAACTTAGTAACTTCTTTTTTCTTAGGTAAAGCTATTTTAAGATTTTGTATCTCGTATATTTCACCTATTTCCCCTGTTTTACTTATAACTACTATATCGTATTCTTCGTTATAACCGTAATCCCATTTCTTATATTTATTCTTGTGATTTAACGTCTTAGAATCTATATAGTTTTTTAAAACTTTATACAGTGATTGATCGTACATTATTTTGATCTACCTTCAGCAAAACCCTTAAAAGCTTTTTCTTCTTTAACTTCTTTTGGTTTTTCGTTTAATAAATCTTCTTCTTCTTGTATTCTGTTTAATATTTCAAAAGCATCGAATATAGCTAGTTTTTTTGTAGCTGCTGCGTTTTTAAGTCTGTCAGCTGATATATCATCATCTGAATCTACTATAGGTTCTTTTGCAACCTTAATTAATTCCTCAACTGCAACTTGCCCAGCTTGGATTATATTCAACTTCGTTTCCTTCGTTTTCATACTTTATAACAATATCATTTGATTTCATACAATATAAGCGCTCATCATCTACAATAAAATCATACTCACCGTAAGGTGTATAACCTAAAGTGTCGCCCTCGTTTATTCCTAGCGCTTCTAATGAACTATTACCTATTTTTAATATACCAATAAGCTTTTGCTCTTTAGCAACTTCTAGCCCGTCTTTTATCTTTAACGGTTTTATAAAACATCTATTGTTTATAGAGTTCCATTTGTCATCTTTTTTATAAAGATACACTTGATCTAAAGCACAAAAATACATACCATCTATAAAACAAGATCTACTTTTCTTTTTAACACCTTTCATATCGTAAAACGTACGAAAAACATTATGATGAATTACTATTAAATCACCTTTTTTTATAGGAGTTTTATAAGCGGTTGGAACTTCAATAACCTTAGCTATATTGTTCACAAACTTAAAACTTTCTATCTTAGTGTTAAGTATTATTTTTTTATCTCCAACAGCAACCTCATTATCATATTCATTTCCAAAAGGTTTAACTATGAAGTCATATAAACTTTTCATTAATACTCTAAATCGTATTCAACTGATATTGCCATGTTAGAATTAAATTTTTTCCATGGCAATATGTCGTTGTTTTTTTTAATATGTATATTATAAGATTTATCAGAATCATCTAGCAATATATGCGATATTTCATGTCCACCATATACTTGTTGCCCTACTGAATAATGCATAGCATCATTTTTGTAGTCAGATCCAATGCTGATCTTTCTAATATTATTTGTCATCTTCTTTTTCGATTTCAGTATAACTACCGTCTTCTAAATTTACGTTGACTTGACCATATTCATCTTCTAGCTCTTTTTTAACAGCCTCTAGAGATTTATTGTTATCTGCTAATTGAACTAAAACACCTTGTTTTTGTGCTTCTAAAACACCAATTGTTCTCAGCATTTCATTTTGCTGTTTAGTGATCTCTACAATTTTCTTTAACTCTTCGTCTTTGATTTTCTTTACTTTGCTCATAATTTTATTTAATTTAATTATTTTTTTACTTTAGTGTAAAATATTATCATATTTGAATCTCCTCTAAACCTTCTATGTAAAGTGTTTGGGCCATTTAAAACATACGTCGATTCAACCGTATGTCCGTTTACTTTATTTGTGTGAGTTGTTATAACTTTGTACCTATCTTGAAACTTTATTTTCTCTACTAAAACCATGTTTTCTTTATAACTAACATTATGAATAGTTTTAACTCTATCAAGTTCGTTATGATCACCAACCGTTATAATACAATTGTAAGAAGTGTCAC